TTTTCTTAGCGGATGTTCCCAAATGACATGACTTGCTTCGTGAACTAATACCGCTTGGATTTCTTCATCAGTTATTGATTTAACAAATTCATCATTCCAATAGATATTTACTCCGTCAGTAGCCATTGTTTGACATCGCTGATTATCCTCAATCAAGGTAAGTTTTAATAACATAGTTGCCATACCAACATTACCTTTCATAAGTTTCGCTCTCGCTTTAATCATTCGCTCTTCACTATTTTTCATAATTAATTCCTCCAAGAATTTGATTTATGAGTTTCTGTTTCGACCCTTTTGGGTCATCATCAGTTGGGATACACATCCCAAGACAGAAGCGATATAAAAATATTTACTAGTAAATAGTTTTACACCGCAACTCATTGGCTTACTTCTTATACATATCGTCTAAGAATCCGCCTTTCAATTCATCAACTGAATCTTTTAAATCATCCGCAAGTTGCTTTCGCTTCTTATCAGTATAATCATCATCATCACGAAGTGAATCGACATCATTTATTTTTGCAAAGACACTAACCAAATTTTGATGTGCTTCCGCTATCGTTGGGTCATTCCCTAGAATGTCAGAATTGATACTTGGAAGCGTATCTAAAAATTGTCTTAACTTATCAAAAGATGAGTTCTTAAAGAATCCGCCACCTTTTGTTTTTGGGTCATAAGATTTTAGCTTGTCAGCCAAATGTTCTACTGATTCCAAAAGAGTATCGACAGTAGTTCGTGTTATTGCTTCAACATTTTTAGTTGCTCTTTTTAATGCGTCTTGTTCAATCTTCTTGCGAAGTTTTTCAGATACATTTAAACGAACATCCTTAGTATTAAATTGTGGAACAGTACCAAGTTCAAAATCGAATCTAAACTTAGTAGCTATTACATCCTTATCAGGATAATCAGACAACTTAAATGCTTGTCCAAGTTTGTGCTTATTCGCTTCAATCAAATTTTCATAATTATCAAGAAATGAATCTACTTCCTTTTGGAAGTCAGACTTGGACTCGTTAGCCTTATCCATGAGTCTATCAAGTTCTCTGTTTGGGCATAGTCGCCACCCACTAAGAACCTTACCTTCATAGTCGCTAGTGTTATCATCCCAAGGGACAGTCATAGGATAAAAATAGTTATACCTAAACTGATTGATAATTCTACGAAAATACTTATTCGTTTCCTTACCAAAAATATACTTAGCAACATGAAGTGAATCATTGTTGGCTTCTTTGTCTATTGCAAGACCTTTTCTTAAATCCTTATCTGATTTAATACCGCTTGGATGTTTCGTTGTGAAACGAACTAAAGTAGCATTTTCAGATAAAGTATTTACATTATCATTTTTCATAATTCCTCCAAGAATTAAAATTAATAAATTCTGATTTCATCATTTTTGAATCGTCAGTTGGAATACACATTCCAATATCAGAATGAGCGGGAAAGGAATATTTACCAGTAAATAATAAATATTCCCTCCCAGTAATGTAAATTTAAATTTCTAAATCTTGGTTATCAATCTTAAACTTAGAATATACATCGCACTCTTTGAGTTCGCTTCTAAGTCCAGTAATTTTTCTAACAAAGAATATAGAAAATTCTACAGTCGAAAGTTGCTTCAAATAATTCAAAGCATTTTCAAAGTAGTCATAAACATTACTTTCATTTGCTCCATTAATTGCAGTTGTTAATGCAATCGTAGTCGCATAGCAAAGACCCGCTTCATCTATAACTTCAACATCTTTGCCCTTACATATATCAGATATGTTTGGAACATCATTTTGAAGTGAGATAAAGTTCATCAATTCAATAGCTGATTCTTGTCCAACATCGCCCTCGAATAATTTTTGCATTAATCGTTTAGGCGGATTAGTTTTCAAAGTATCGCTTAACCTCGTCCAACTTCTTGGACTTGGCTGTGGGTCATTACATTTAGGGTCAAAGTCCCATAGTAGCTGTGGCATGAATCTAATAAGACCTTGAACATTTAAGTCAATGTCGTTCTTATCCGCCCACGCTAACCAGTCGTCCACATCGTGAGTAAACTGGATAGCAGTAGTTCTATCTTGACAATGCCTAAGTATTTTATTCGCACCGCTTCTATCAGTATGTCTATTACCCGCTAAGACAATTTTCCACCCACTAGGAAAAACATAATCGCCAATTCTTCGCTCTTCGTTTTTTCCTTTTGGGTCGAGTAATTGTCCTATCGTTGCTTGAACGCTTGAATGTGCTTGTGCAAATTCATCAAGAAAAAATAGACCCTTTCCACTTCTAGGCAAGTTGCCTAAAAATGCTTTCTTTTGAGTTCCCTCTTCAATATAAGGCAACCCTCCCAAATCAATAGATTCTACTAACCCAAGTCTAAAAGATATGAATCCAAATTCATCATCTTTAGGACTTACTGAATCAGTAAGAGTTCTATCGTTTGCTAGTTCTTCCGCAATCTCTTTAACTATTGCGGATTTTCCAACTCCAGTACCACCAATTAAGAAAGGAATATTACTCCCTTTCAAAATATGTAGGCATGAAGTTTTTGCTTCACTTGGTTTAAACATAATTAATTCCTCCAAGAATTTTAAGTTTGTTATTCGCTATCAAATTGATAGCACCAAGACACCCATATAGGGTCAGTTCATTACTGAATACTGGTTTAATGTTTCGCCAAAATTTCATTGGCTCGTCAGTTGGTTTATGCTGTTGGAAATCCAACCTCATTTTTTAAAAGTTTAGCAATTTCATTCCAACAATCGTTAATCAAAACATCACACCCTTTTAAAAATTTATTGTGTGCATCTAAGTTGTCAGAAGTTTGTTCAATGTCGTTGTCATTAGCCAATTTTAATTGAATAATTTTATCCTTTTGTTGGGACTCCCAACGCTTAATTTCTATTAACTGTTTTACTAACTCTTGTATTCTTCCTTTATCTTCTTTTGATTCAGCAAAATCAAAAACATATTTTGGAATATCGCTGTATTCCATACCTAAAATTGCATTACCAAAATCACTAAAAGATAAAATAGTTTTATAAATATTATCGCTCATAATTTAACCCTCCAAGGTTATAGTTTCTTGCACCCAAAATTGGATGCTCTTCAGTGTGTTAATTCACAGACTATTGGAGTAGTCCCAAAAGTTATATATCTTTAAGTGAGTCTTTATAAGTTCCTTTATCTATAAAGCAAAAAGATAATTTCCTTTTGGTTTTATGAGTCTTGCTTCTTCACTTTGTCACTTAGCTTTACACTCTCTCACACTAGCCACTTTCTTAGGCGGATTCAGATTAGCACTTCTTGGAGAACCTATACTAACCTTACTGCTAGAACCTCATTCAACTTTACTCTTTTCAGAACCGCTAGGGTAGTTGGCTACAGTTTAGAGACATAATCGTTTTGGTCTTTGTTAAGAACATTATGCATAGTTTGAACATCATTTCAAACATTATATTAATTATTTACCAGTCCACCATTTTTGCTATCGTTTTGTGAGCATTATATTTTCTTCATATCTGCGATAAGATTTATATATGAGCAAAGATGAAAAACCAAATCTGAAAGTAGTCAAAAAAGAAATAGAGTTGACCATAAAGCAAAGGCAGTTCGTGGATGAAATTATCAAGGGCAAGTTGGGTAGTTATAAAGAAGCATATGCAAAAGTTTATGATGTCACTTTAACCAAGGCGGGTAAGATACCTAAATGGGTAGAAGTGGAAGCATCTAAGTTAGTAGCAAACCCTAAGATAGCAATAAGCATACAAAGAGCAATGGAACGCAAAGAGCAGTCAGCAGTAGCTAGTAGTCTCAGAACAAGGAACTATGTCATAGACCAACTGTATCGTGAAAGCAAAGAAGCGGATAGCGATGCGACTAGAGTTAGAGCATTGGAATTACTAGGCAAAAGTGTATCGCTGTTTAGTGATGTCGTTGAAACCAAAGAAGCAAGAACAAGCGATGAAGTTGAAGCGGATATTGAAGAGCGAATAGAAGCATTACTTAATAAACAATAGTCAATCATCAACCAACTATCTAATAGAGCATTGTGTGTGCTGTGTGTGTGCTGTGCGACACATATATAAGGGCTAGTTCGTTTGCGGTTTCCCGCTATTAATAGACCACCCTCCCCCCTTTCACGCAGTCGGCTACCTGACTATCATATATACATAGTGATTTGCACAGGATATTAGTTACTTTCATAGACCCCCCCTATGTATTGCATTTTGATAGCGTTTTTTGTAGATTTCATATATAATTTCTCTAGGAAACGGCTAAGGGACCCTAGACCCCCCATATTATTTTTAAAAAATAGTTGTTTTTCCTGTGAAGATGTGTAATTATGTTAAAATCTAGCGTGATTTACATCCAGTAGGTACCTACTTGTAAGGTATTTACTTGCTAAGTGCCACTAACTGGTAGTAACTTAGTAAGTTTTTAACTTTAGGAAGTGTCTACTTACTATCTAGTATAGGAGATGTATGAGTAACCAAATATTAAGTCAAGTACAAAACCTTTCTTTGGATGAGAAGAGAGAGTTACTAGGTTTATTAGATGAATTAGAAGATGCTAAAGCCCGAGAGAAGTGTGCAGAAGAGTATATGTCCTTTGTTAAGGAGATGTGGACTGCATTTATAGAGGGTCCCCATCATAAAATTATGGCGGATGCCTTTGAAAGGGTAGCTAATGGCGATTTAAAGCGTTTAATTATCA